CCGCAGCCGCAACAGTTTCGAGACCCGCGCGTGGATCAACTCCTCGCGCAACAAAATGCTGAACGCCAAGCGAACGCGCAACGTGAACAGCAGCAAATGGAGTCCACCGTCACCCGGTGGATGAACGAGAACGATGCGTCTGGTAACCCCAAGCGCCCGTACCTGAGCGATGTGATCAATGAGATGTCGGCATTGGTCCCGCAGCTTCGCAGCAGTGATCCGACCTTGACCCATGCGCAGGCACTCGATGCTGCGTATGACCGCGCGATTTGGGCTCACCCCGAAATTCGCACGCTGCTCGCGCAGAAGCAGCAAACCGAACTCGATGCTCAACGCCGTGCTGAGAACCAGACACGGGTACGTGATGCAAGACGCTCGGGAAGTGTGAACGTGCCACGACGCGGCTCGACGCCTAGCCCCGGTAAGCCCGGCAGCATTGACGAGACGATTCGTGAAACCGCTCGCGCCCTCGGAATGATCGAGTAACACGAACTTAAACCTAGGAGCATCCCATGCCGCAAGGCATTACGAGTATTTTCCAGGCGTGGACGGAGCTTGCCGCCACGACCTATCGCAAGCATGAGACGGAAGTGGCGGATGCCGTCTCGAAACACAATGCGCTCTTCCGTCGGCTTGACAAAAAGGGGCGTAAACGCACCGAGGACGGCGGTCTGTCGATCGTGACGCCCTTGGAGTACGCGAACAACTCGACCTACCAGCGCTATTCGGGCTATGACGTGCTGAACATCAACGCGGTCGATGTGTTGACGGCGGCGGAGTATCCGTGGCGTCAGGTGGCGGTGAATGTGGCGGCCTCGGGGCTTGAACTGCGCACCAACATGGGCGAGAGCCGGATCATCAACTTTACGAAGTCCAAAATTCGTAATGCGATGAACTCGTTCAAGAACGGCATGGCCGGGGATATCTACTCGGACGGCACCGCGGCGAATCAGATCAACGGCCTGCAAGCGCTGATCGCGGATACCGGCACCGGCACCGTCGGGCAGATCAATTCGGCGAACTTTCCGTTCTGGCAAAACTTCGTGCAGTCGGCAGCGGCCCCTTTGCAGGGAGGCTCGGCGTTAACCATCGGGCCTTCGACCATTGAGCAGTTGATGTTGACCCTCTACATCAAGTTGACCCGCGGCACGGACCAGCCGGACATCATCGTGTTCTCGGACGACCTGTTTACCTTCTTCGAGCAGAGCCAAACCTCGCTCAAGCGGTACACGGATTCGGGCAGCGGCACGCCGGAGAACGATGCACCGGCCGGGTTTGTGACGATGCGGTACAAGAATGCGGACGTATTCTTCGACTCCTCGGGCGGCATTCCGGCAGTGCATGGATATTTCTCCAACACAGATTACCTGGAGTTGGTGGTTCACCGCGATGCCGACATGACGATCATGGATGAGCTGAAAAGCGTCAACCAGGATGCCGTCGTGATCCCGGTGCTGTGGATGGGCAACCTCGTGTGCAGCAATCGCTTTTTGCAAGGGGTGCTAAAAAGTTGAGGCAATAATTCTCGGTCTACCCCTGATCAGCCGGCTCACGTCGAGCCGGCCTCTCGGACGACTTTTACCTACAAGGAAATTTTGACATGCGTGATCAGCCACTATTCCCCTACGCGGGCGCGCGTCCGTTGCAGGAATATTTCTTGGGCGCCAATGATACCGGCGGCGGCACGACGGGCACTTCCAATCTCACCAATCCGCCGACCTCCATGCCGAACGGCGCCATTATCCCCGGCTTTGATAATTATTGGGGCGGAGCCGAGTTTCAGTACTGCCTGTTCTCAACGACGGTCGCTGCATGGGCACCGGTCACGATCAAGCCAGCACTCGCCAACGGGCGCTTTGGCTTTGTCGCCTCCGCCATTGCGAACACGGCGAACCAGTCACGACCCGTCGGCATTGCCATTCAGCAAATGGCGGCCGGTCAGTATGGCTGGGCCGCGGTCTCGGGGCATCGGCCGGTCCTGTGCGGTGCGAACGTCGCGACCGATACACCCTTAGGGATCACGGGCGCGGGGCAATTGGGCGCGAGCTCGGCGGGCAAGGAAATCGAGAACCTTGTCACCGTGCTGCCCTCGACCACGACGGTCGTCAAGAATGCGCTGGTGCTTGCCGGTTCGCCGATTATCCAGTTCACCGGCAATAACACGATCGATGGCGTCTTTATCGGTTGCGCGCTCAGCGGCACGGGTATTCCGGCGAACGCCGTCGTACAGACCATTGATCCGGATGGCCGGCGCATTGGCATGTCGACGGGCCCAGGCGTTGCGGGTGCGGCACTGAATGCTACGGCATCGGGCGGCGTCGCGGTGACGGCCACCTACAACGATGGCACGAATTTCTACAACACCGTGCAATTCTCGCGACCCTTCGCGCAAGGAAGAATCACATGACCGAGGCAGATGTCGCGAGCTTGGCCGCAGCAATAGCCAAAGCAAACGGCCATACGGAGGTGGACGACTGGGTGGCCAAGGTCGTTGCCGCGTGGACGCAACCGGGCGATGTCGCCGAGGCGCGCGCCGAAGAAATGCTTAAGCGCGAGGAGGAATAAGCCATGCCATTGCAGCAACGATTGGTGACGGCGGGGCTTTCGGCCATTCAGGCGCAGGCGATTGTGGGCACGGTGGCGACGGTCGCCGCCGCCGGCACGGTGCAGGGTAATGCAACGCCGCTGCCGGCGGATTTAAACAATGTCACGACCGTGGGCGCCGGCACGGGAGTCATTTTGCCCGCGATGAATCCGGGCGATGAAATCACGGTGCACAATGGCCAGGCGGTGAATGCGCTGCTGCTCTATCCGCCACTGGGCGCATCGATCAATGCGCTAGGCGCTAATGCCTCATACAGCATTGCGGTTGCAACACCGCTGTGCTTCATCGAGGCTGTGACCCCCTTGCTCTATCTGTGTTCGCAATCGGCTTAAGCGCTGTCAATCTTGGTGTTTTAAGTCCACTTGAGGGCCGCTGTCGGCCCTTTTTTTATTTAAGGAGACAACCTCCCATGGTCAATTTATTCGATAAGCGGCCGCCCTTCGTGCGATTCGAGGAGCGGGAAATGGGTTTGAACCCCATTGCCACCGAGAAGGAAGGGCGCCCGATTCCGCGCGTGCTCATCATGGCGTGCATCACGGCGCACGGCTCGAAGGACTGTCACGAGGCCATCGCCGAGGAGTGGCTTGGCGAATTGAAGCGCCGCGGCATGGGCGGGGATGACTACTCCCGAGATTGCTACGACAAATTCTCGCGCCAATTTGCCGCATGGAAGGAAGGCAATGAATTACCGCGCGAGGGCACGCCCATCAAAACATGGGCCATGTGCACGCGGGAGGCCGCGACACGGCTGATCGCCACCGGTATCACTACGGTGGAGGATTTGGCCGCCTTCCCCGACTCGGGCTTAGGTGCCATCGGCATGGATGGCCGGTACCTGCGCGATATGGCGCGCGGCTGGATCACGGAGGCGAAGGACAAGGGCGCGAACGCCAAGGCCTTGGCCGATGCCAATGTGCGGATTGAAGGGCTGGAAGCCACCATTGCGCGCCAGACCGAGCGCATCGATCGCTTGGTGGCACGCCTCGAGGAAGATCCCGCCGATGCGCCGCGGCGCGGGCCTGGACGTCCCCGCAAAGATGCTGAGGCCGCCGCGTAATCATGCCGCTGCTTGATGTCGTGCAGGTGGTGGCGGGTAAAACAGGCTTGGGCAAGCCTCCGGCCGCAGCCTCATCGATTGATCCGAATATCTTGCAGATTGTCGCCTTCGCGAGCGAGGCCGGCCAGGAACTGGCCGCGCGTTATGGGTTTCAGGAACTCATCAAAGAGGCGACGTTCTCAACGCCCGGGTTGCCTGGCGGCATCCTCGCCTTAAATAACCTCATCGGCGGTGCCGGCTATGCGAGCGGACAATCGAGTATCTACAACCTCGTGCCGCTCACCGGCGGCGCCGGCACGGGGGCACTCGCGACGGTTTCGGTGACCAACGGTATCGTGACTGCCTGCAATATCGCGCAATTCAATCAAGGCTCGGGTTACACAGCCGGTAATGTTCTCTCCGCCGCGGCCGCGAATTTGGGGGGTACTGGCGCGGGTTTTACGATCACGGTACAGACCATTGGCATCGTCGGCCAGGAGAGTCAAGGAACGATTCAGGGGCTCACGGGACCCGATTTCGGCTGGGTCTTGAATGAGACTATGTGGGATCGCACGGTGCGTCGCCCCGTCTATGGGCCCAAGCACTCGGCCGAGTGGCAGCAATTGAAGGCGCAGTTGATGCAAGGGCCGTGGTGGCAGTATCGCATTCGCGGTAACCGAGTGCTCTTCATCCCGCCGCCGCCTGCGGGCGATGCGATCTATTTTGAGTGGGTAAGCACGTACTGGGTCGCTAATACGGCGCTTCCAACGATCGGTACGCAAAAAGCCTACGGGGCCGACAGCGACCTCAGCTTGCTCGATGAGCGCGTCATTGGCCTCGATACCCTCTGGCGATTCAAACAATCGAAGCGCTTGGAATATGCTGAGGATTTCGACAAGGCGCAGGCCGCGATCGCGGATTTGATGGCGCGCAATGCGAGCAAGCCCCGCCTGAACTTGGCTGGCGCGCAAACGGATATCTACCCTGGGGTCTTGGTGCCGGCCGGCAACTGGGGGCATTGATGCTTGGGGTGGCGAAGCGCGCGAGTCCGCAATCGCGTCAGCAAACCGCCATCGTCAAATCGGTCATGGCGCCCGTCGGCGGGGTGAATGCGCGCGATGCCTGGGCGCAGATGCCGCCCACGGACGCGCTCATTCTCGATAACTGGTTCCCGACGCCCTCCTACGTCGTGGTGCGCAACGGCTCGCAAGCATGGGCGACGGGAATGGTTTCCGCAGTGGAAACCGTGGCGGCCTACAACGGTGTGGTAGGTCGCAAACTATTTTCGGTCGCGGGCGGCAATCTGTTCGATACCACCGCGCAGGGCGCCGTCGGCGCGGCGATTGTGGCGGCGCTTAACAGCAGTCGTTGGCAGACGGCAATGTTCAATGCCGGCGGCGGCAATGTGCTGATGATGGTGGATGGAGCGGATTTACCACTCCGTTACGACGGCGCCGTGCAGGGAGGCGTCGAGTTACTGACATCGCTCGTCGGCGGCACGCTCTATACGACAGGCACGTATTTGAATGTGCCGCTCACCGGCGGCGCCGGCACGGGGGCACTCGCGACGGTGGTCGTGGCGGGCGGTGCCGTGACTTCCGTGGTGGTGACGACACCCGGCATCAATTACGTCGTGGGGAACGTACTCTCGGCGAGCGCAGCGAGTATTGGCGGCACGGGCTCTGGTTTCTCGATCACCGTGCAAACGATCGGTGGCTGGTCGACGACGACGCTCGCCGGAACGAACGGCTTCACGGGGCTCGCGCTCGTGATCTCCGCGCTCATCACCGTCACGGTGTTCAAGCAGCGCCTCTGGTTCATCGAACAGAACACGATGAACGTCTGGTATAGCGGGTTGAGCGCTTATCAGGGCATGCTCACCTTTCTGCCGTTGGGGCAGGTGTTCAAGATGGGCGGCTATCTCATGCAGATGGCCACCTGGACCATCGATAATGTCTCGGGTATCAACGATTATGCGGCCTTCATCACGAGCGAGGGCGAGGTCGCGATCTATCAGGGCTATGACCCGAGCGCCATTGCTACGTGGTCGCTGGTCGGCACCTTTCGCATCGGCCGCCCGATTGGCCGACGCTGTATCTGTAAATATGGCTCGGATCTATTGGTCATTTGCACAGACGGATTGAATCCGCTCTCCAAACTGTTGCTCACCGATCGCACCCAACCCGATGCGCTCCTCACCAACAAGATCATCAACGCCATCAATGCGGACGCGGCGGCCTATGGCAATAATTTCGGCTGGCAGTGCATCGAGTACCCGCTCGGCAACAAGCTGATTTTGAATGTGCCAGAGGTGGCGGGCCAGGTGGCGCACCAATGGGTGATGAATACCGTCAGCACGTCAAACGCCTGGTGTCGATTTAAGAATTGGAATGCGAATTGCTGGGAGGTGCAGCAAGACTCGCTCTATTTCGGGGGTGCTGGCTCGCTCTATTTGGCGGATGTGGGCTTTAGCGATTCGGGCACAGCGATTACGGTCGATGGGAAGCCCGCCTTCTCCTATTTCGAGTCGATGGCGGAGAAACGCTTTTTGATGGCGCGGCCAGTCTTTCGCTCAAGCGCGCCCTTAACCATTGTGCCGCTCACGCTCAATGTCGATTATGGAGATCTCATCAATCCGGCGCCTTATTTTAACTTAGGGCTCTCGGCGCCTTGGAATACCTCGCCTTGGAATCTGACGCCGTGGGGCGGGCAGGTCCCCACATTCACGATCAAAAACTGGCTGGGAGTAAGCGGGATTGGCTATGCAGCAAGCGGACGAGTCTCCTTCCAGATCAACAATATCGCCATTCAATGGCAGTCAATCGACTACCTATTTGAAGAGGGCGGCCCGCTCTAGGCTCATTGTCGATGACAATCCGCGCATCGCTGCATGGTGCGAGGAACGCATCGAACACTTTGCCGGATGGGGCTCGGACCCTAAGGCCATCGGCTATGAGATCGCGGGCGAGTTGCGCGGCGGTGTCGTCTATACGAATTATACCGGGGGCAATGTGTTCGCCTCCATTGTGCTCACCGCGCCCATTACGCGACGGTTTCTCTTCACGATGTTC